GGCGTCACTCGGGCGCCTCGAACTGCTGGCGCAGCAGCTCGTCCTTGTACCACTCCGCGAGCCCCGCCGTGATCCCACGCGACACCTTGGGCCACGCCCACGCGAAGAGCCGCTCCTTGATCTCGTCCTCCAGCTCCCGCCGCACGTCGGCCGGCACCTCCCGGAACAGCGCCCCGATGTCGCGCGGCGACTGCTCCAGGGCCCCGGCCTCGCGCAGGTGCTGGACGGCCTTCTGCCACCGCGCGGGCGTCCGGTAGGTGGCGACCAACGCCTGGACCACGTCGCCGGCCGCCGGGTTGCTGAGCCTCCACTCCGCGGCGTGGACCTCCTTGAAGCGCTCCGAGACGTACTTCGCCATCAGCACCTTCTTGTCGAGTCCGAACATCGCGTAGTTCTTCACGACGACGCCCTCGACCGGCTGGCCGCCGAGGACGGAGGTGCGCGACAGCAGCTCGCGGAACACCTCGATGTCCGCGACCACCCCCTCGTAGAGGCGCGGTACAGCCTCGAGCCCGAGCCGCTCCGCCTCCTCGCGCACGGCGTCGTAGGGGAGGTAGTCCTCGTGCCCCACGTTGATGTCGAACAGGATGACGTGGCCCGCCGGGACGCGGTCGTAGGCGAGGGCGTTGTGCTTCGGCTTCGCCAGGTACTCGCCGCGGTAGGTCCACCCCTCGCGGAGCGGGAGGGCCCGGACGACCTCGATGGCCCGCACGAACATCTTCTCCGGCGCCAACACGTTGAGCTGGGCGCCCTTCGAGCGCGCCCGGAGGGGCTCGGCGTCGCCGCCCGGGAAGAACCCGAATGAGAACTGCGAACCGTCGATCTTCTCCTGCACCAGCACGGGCGTCGTCAGGATGTCCTTCACGGCTCGGTGCCCGAGGGCAAAGATGGATGGATAGGAGTGCCAGGACTCCATCCCGGTCACGACTGCGGCTCCGGCACCCAGCCCGGGAGCTCGGGGTCGGGCGGCTCCTCGGCCCCCGGCGCGGCGGGGTCTGGCCTCGGCGGGGGCGGCGGATCACAGGACCGTAGGACCTCATGCCGGACGGTGATGCGCTCAAGCGTCTGCATGAAGCGCCCGCACGCCGCCGGGCTCTCGAACACGAGATCCCGCGCCACGACGGTCGGGCCCCCGAACGCGACCGAGAGCCACAGGACGATCGAGAGCGTGGCGGTCACGAGCCCTCCCCTACAGTCGGGATCTCCCCGTACCGGCCGCGCGCCTCCTCGAGGGTCGGGTACACGACCCAACCCGCGCCGCACCGTCAGCCGTGCCCCGAAGAGTCGCTCCACTCCATGAAGAGCCCGTAAGTCCCGTCCACGAGCCGGACGATCACCTTCCCGGTCGTGTCCTCGTAGCGCTCCGACACCTCGATGAAGCACTCGATGACCTCCCGGACGGACGCCAGGACCTCGTCCGTGAGGTTCGGCATCGGGTGGTCGCCGCAGGACCGGACGGCCGCCACGTACTCGCGGAACCCCTCGACCGTGAGCGTCTTGTCGACCCGCATCACTCGCCCTCCCCGTCGCCCCACACCAGCTCGAGATCGTCGAGCGGCTTCGCGGCGGCGTTCCGCAGGAGGCTGGCGACCGCCTCCGCGACCGTATCCGCCCGCCCAGGCTCCTCGCGCATCCACGCGCGGAACGCCGATGAGACCGCGAGCGAGAAGTCCCCTTCGTTCCGGAACCCCATCACCCCCGCCACCAGGACGCCCTTCTGCTCAGCGCCCCGCACCAGGGTCTCGCCGTTCGTCACTCCGCACCCTCCTCCACGCGGCACGGCGGCGCCCCGCGGTGGTAGTAGGCCGCCACACGCCGGGGCTGCGGCTCCTCGGCCGAGGCCACCAGCTCCACGATCACCGCCTGGGCCGGTCGCCCGCAGGCCGGGCACGACGCGTATCCGGAGTCCGGGAGGCGTTCCATTGATCTCTATTATCCCGCCAAGGCTGGATGGCTCACTTGAACACCAGGCCAGTCGCACAACGACATGCCGGATGGAGGGGAGGGTCCATAACCCCGCCCGGGAACGCCCCGCCTAGATCGGCCTCCTCGCCGTCTAGCGCCTCGCACAGCGGCTCGAGCCGATCGTCGTGCGTCACGATCCAGACCCGGCGCGTCCGGCCGGGGTCGAGGTCCCCGGCCCGCGCGGCGGCCTGCCAGAGCTGGGTCTGCCCGGCGTTCGCCGCAGCCTGGGTCTCGGTCCTGGCGATCAGTTCCCCGCGCCACCGGAGCTGGGCGTCCGCATACTTGGCCGCCCGCGCCTCGACCCTGGCGGGCGCCACGCCCTGAGCCACGAGCCGGGCGCGGAAGCGCTCGACGGCCGCCACCTGGTCGCTCCGCAGCCCCACCACCTCGACGACCTCGCGCGCCAGCACGTCGGGGGCCCGCCCCTCCCGAATCCCGGCCTCGACCATCTCCTGGATCGCCCGGCGGGTCGACTGGTCGACCTCCGTCACGAGCTGGGCGCCCCGGGCCCGGACCCACGCGATGGACTCGGGGTTCACGAG